AGCGTCCCCGGGACGGTGAGAGCGCGACTGGCCGGTTGCTGAAGTGACTGGCAGTGACCCCCACGATCACCGCGCACCGTCCCTCGGGGACATAGCAGAAAGGAACCAGTCATGGACGGATTCACGCTCTACGCGAAGGTCGAGGCAGCGGATCTGATTCTCGCCCTCGATGAACTCGCCAAGATCCACAAGGCCAACTGCAAAAACTCCTTAGAGCGCCACGAGGCGACGGCGTACGTGATCTACCGGGGACTGCAAGCGATCCGTGAGGAGTACGCCCTCGCCATCGCCGACGCGAAGCTGCACCCCCGCGAGCCCGACACGGGACGGTACGAGGGAGGCTATCGGACGTTCGCCAGCGGGACGATGCGTGAGGACTTCGGGAGCGATCGGTGACCACGCCCGCCCCGGTCCCCCTCGCGCCGAGTCGCAGTGTTCCAGGCCCGAGTGAACGACCAGCGCGAACGACCGGGGCGATGGTCCCCTGTAGTTTCCGAGTCCCAACCGTGATGAAAGCCGCTGCCTTGGATCTGTGCGATCGGATGCCGCATCGGTTCCAGTGCCCCAACGATGTGTACGTCGCGGCGTTGCGAGACTTCCTCGATACGGCGGCGACACTCGCCGGGGACGATCAGCTACTCGCCGCGCTCGCCCCGTGTCGGCTCGTCGGGGATTTCGAGCGGATGCAACAGACCGTCCTGGAAGGCGTCCAGCGCACCCTGGAGGTCGTCGGGGCGGCCGTCGCCCGAGGGATGACAGAACGCGCCCACGAGGTCTACGGGGCTCAGGCGGAGCACTTCCGGACGTGTGGTGACCCCGAGTGGGCCAAGGAAGGCGTGCGGCTCCTGGAGGCCCAGGTCCGGCCGATCCTCCCGAAGCGATCCGCCCTCAAGTTACTAGTACTCCCGAAACCCGAGGCATAACGGCCATGCACCCCAGCGGGCAGACTGTCGCAGAATATTTTGATATAGTAGAGGTTGGCGTCTACCTGGGCATCATCAAGCCGGTGCCGGAAGGCGTCTCGGGCGAGCGAGCCCTGCGGAATCAACTGGCGCGAGTCTACCGGCTCGTCGCCACCGGCCGCATCCCGGTCATCCGCATGGGGTCTCGACTCTACTTCGACAAGTCCGCAGTGGATGCGGCGTTGCGTTCAGGAGCGCACCAGTCATGTCACCAGTCACCAATCCCGTCGCACGTACTCCGATCGTTGAGTCCACCCCCGACACCGGACGAGTAATCACCCTCGTTCCGAAACCCAAGAAGGCCAAGGCGCAAAAGATCCCGACCGGCTACTACAGGCGGAAGGGCGGCGACGTGTGGTACTACCGCCGCAAGATCGATGGCGTCCAGATCAACGAGTCCACCGGCTTCACCGACCTGGAGAAGGCGCGGCGGCGCGGCGCAGAGTTGGAGGCCGCGCAACGCGAGGGGGATCTCGGGTGGACGACGCAAAAGATGCCGACGCTGCGGCAGTACTTCGCCGAGACGCCCGAGGTCAATCTGCGCGTGAAGGATTTCGTGGACGCGATCGATCCGCACGGCAAGGTCCGCCTCAATCACGTCACCAAGGATCTGTGCCGCAAGTGGATGATCGAGCGGCTCAAGGCGCACACCAAGTACGACCGGCCGTTCACCCCGGGCACGGTGCGCGTCGAGTGCGCGATCATCAAGGCGTGGTTGCAGCATGTCGTGGGGCACAAGCAGTTGCTCCGCGAGAACCCGTGGAAGGGGATCAAGCTGCCCAAGAAGTCGGTCAAGAAGCGGTACCTGCGATCGGGCGACGAGGAAACGCGGCTGTTCGATGTCCTCAACACGTTCGACGCCGAGATCGTCCGAGCGGTACGCATCCTGATCGGCAGCGGACTTCGGATCTCGGAGTTCCTGGGGACGCGTCCCCGTGACGTCCAGCACGCGACGATCGGCGTGCGGGGCGAGGTCGCCAAAGGGGGCTACTCCCGCAACGTCCCGATCCACGCCACCGTGGTCGAGCACGTCGAGGCGCAACGCGAGGCGCGGGGCCTGGAACCCTTCTCGACCGACCCGCTGTTCACCATGACGGCTTCCAGTCTGGCGAAGCGGCTCAAGCGGGCCTGCGTCCTGGCGGGCATCGAGCAACTCACCCCGCACGATCTCCGGCGCACCTACGGCACGCGCATGGCGTTTAAGGTACCGGCGAAGGTGCTCCAACTCCTGATGGGCCACAAGCAGATCAGCACCACGTTTGAGCACTACAACGTGGCGGAGGAATGCACGCTGGGAGCCCTGGTGGAAGCGGCCGGACAGATCGTCTAGGGGAGGTGTCGCAAAAGGTGTCGCAGGGGGGAGGCGAATCGTCAAAAACGGCCGGTTTTATTGGGATTTTTCGATGTGCTCTGGGAATTCTGGGTAGTTTTCAGGATACATGGAAACTCCGTAGAAAATCGGCCCGTTAGTGGTTGAGTTTCAACAAGTTAGCTCGGCTTTGCGTGTCTGTTCGTGAAACCTCGTGAAGCCGAATAACTAGGCAAAACAGGGTGGGGGGTTGTCGCAAAAGGTGTCGCATCCCCCCACCTCTCTCACGCGTCCGCTTGCCGCATGAAAGGTGATCCTCATGCTACACCGCGCCGACCTCGCAAGGGGCTGTTAGACGTGCCGCTCCCCGCCCGCCCCTTGTCCTCCAGTCTCCCGGCTCCGGCCTCGCCTGAGCCCGCCAGGACGCTCCACCGGGGCCTCTCGCTCCGCCCTCGGGATGCCGTCGATCCGTACGCCCTCAAACGCTTCGCACCGGACACCGTGGGGATCTCTCAGGTCTCGGTCTGGTGTCCGCATTGCAACGGCTCGTTACTCGTGGTCGAGATGCACATGACCGAGCAGGGCTTGTACATCGAGGCCGTCTGCTACTCGTGCAGCAACCCGCACCGGGACCGGCCGGGGATCTACAAGCGACTGCGGATCCCGCTGGCCTGGGGGAAGCTCCCCGACATCGAGGAATGAAGCTCCAGCCTCGCCAGGGGTTTGCGTGTTCCTCCCTGGTGAGGTGTTCACCCGCGTGGTCCCGAGCGGGGGAGATTCGGGGCGTTGCCACAACCGTGAGGAGGAGACACCGACATGACCATCCTCGGCCTACTCGTCGCGTTGATTCTGATCTGTCTGGTGATTTGGGCCGCGAAGGCGATCTTGACGGCCTTCGGGATCGGCGAGCCACTCCATACCGTGATTTGGGTAGTGGTGGTGATCCTGGCGGTACTGATCGTGCTCGGGTACGTCGGAGCCCCCTTGCCTCACATTCCGATGCGGTGATTCGATGCTGCCACCTCCTGTGGCTTGCGGGGCCCCGCCTACCTTTGAGCAGTGGCGGGCGGGGCAACCGGAAGCGATCACGTTCATTGTCGATAGCCCGCATCGGTTCAACGGGCTCGTCCTCCCCACTGGGGCCGGGAAGAGCCTTATCGCCGCCACCCTCGCCACGCTCACCGGCTGGCGTACGGCGATCCTCACGAGCACTAAGGGCCTCCAGGATCAAATCGGCTCCGCGTTCCAGACGATTGGCCTCACCGATCTGCGGGGCCAGGGGGCGTACCGCTGCCGTGCGCTCGACCTGGGTGGGTTGTACGCCGAGTACCGAAGCGAGGGGAACCAGTGCGACGTCGGGCCCTGTAAAGCGGGACTCCCGTGCGCGTGGCGAGATGGCGGGTGCGGGTACTTCGACGCCATCAGCCACGCCAAGCGCACCAAGATCCTCGTCACGAATTATCAGGCGTGGATGCACCAGGGCGCGGTGGGCGACGGGCTCGGGGAGTTCGATTGCCTGATCCTCGATGAGGCCCATGCCGCGCCGGAGGAAGTCGCCGGGTACCTGACGAGCACGATCACCCTGCGGCAACTCGCCGAAGTGGGCATGACGGCTCCGGGGAGTACCGAGGCGATCGTCTGGACGGCCTGGGCGAACGACCACCGGAAGGATCTCACCCGGAAGATCGACGCGCTCACCAAGACCGCGAAGGAGCGGCGACTCTCCCCTGTCGAGATGCGCGAGGTGCGCTCGCAGAAACAGACGCTTCGGGTCATCGAGCGGCTGGCGGATGCGAAGCCCGATGAGTGGCTCGTGATCGAGAGCGAGAAGGGGTACAGCTTTCACCCGCTGGAGATCGGGGCGCACGTCGAAGGCGCACTCCTGAAAGGGATCCCGCGCATCGTGTTCACCAGTGCCACGCTCGCGCCGAAAACGATCGACAGCCTCGGGATCAACGCGTCCTCGATGGGGTGGTACTACCAGCCCTCCACGTTCCCCGTGGAACGTCGGCCCGTGATCCATGTGGCGACGGTCAGGATCGATCACCGGCTCGACGCGGCCGGGGCGAAGTTGTGGTTGATGCGGCTCGATCAGATCCTCGGAGCCCGGGGCGATCGCAAGGGCATCATCCACACGGGCAGTTACGAGCGGGCTAAGCTCATCTATAACCACTCGGAACACCACGCCCGGATGATCTTCCACGAGCGAGCGACCACCCGCGAGATGGTCGCGAAGTTTCGAGCAGCGGGGCCCGGGGCCGTGATGGTGAGCCCGAGCCTGACGACGGGGTTTGATTTTGCGGGCGAGGCGTGTGAGTACCAGGTCGTACTCAAGGTACCGTGGCCGGACTCGCGTGAGCCGGTGATCGCGGCGAGGACCGTGAAGGACAAGGACTATCCGGCGTACCTCGCGATGCAGGATCTGGTGCAAGCAGTCGGGCGCGGGATGCGGAGCGAGGACGATCGCTGCGAGACCCTGGTGCTCGATGATCACGTCCGCTGGTTTGTCGGAAAGTACCGACGCTTTGCCCCGCAGTGGTTCCTCGATGCGTTCCGATCGGTGCTCACGATCCCCGCACCTCCACCGAAGCTATAATCCGCGCCGATGCCCCTTCCATTCATCGTCGCCGAGGTCTCGAAAAATTGGCTGGACGGTCACGAGGTCACGCCAGGAAGCGGGCTTCTCGCCGAGCAATTCGAGCGAGTGCTCATCACGAACCACGCTCGCGGGTACCGCTTGTACCGCTTCCAACTACACCGCATGATGACTCGCCCTGACGAGATGAACGAAACGATCATCGCGGTCTTTGAGTACGTCGGCGACGGAGAGGAACCCCATGGAGGTTGAGCGCAACACGCCTCGATCGAATCTGCTCGCCGCGATCAAGTCCCTTTCGGCTCGTGCCGAGCACGATAAGCGATACGGCCCCGCCGACTGTCGCCGCGATCAACTGGAAGCGATCTCGATCTTTGAGCGCGAGGCCGAAGCCCGAGGCCGAGAGCAGGCATCTCGTCTGTAAACCCCAAACGGTACGCAACCTGCTGTCCCTCTTCCCGCTGCGCGATCGTAACCGCGCACTGGAGGTGACGAGTATGGACGGTGCGCTCAGTCTCAGACCATCAGACGCGCAAGCGGGCGCGTTTCTCGATGACGTAGACGTGACCCTCAAGGAATGCCGCTTCGTGGTGTGGGACTACATGGGCAAGGCGAGCAAGCCCTCGACGGCCCTCAAGATCACCATGGAAGATCCCGACAGCATCACGCACGAGCAGTACTACTCGGCCGGGGATCCCGACAAGGTACTCCCGAGCCCTGACGGCAAGACGCTGATCCCCCAGGCCGGGGCGACGGGCCTCAACAACAACACCAATGCCCTCGCGTTCATCTCCTCGATCATCAACGCGGGATTCCCCGAGGACAAACTCGGGAGCGATGCGAGCGTGTTCGACGGCCTGGGCGCACACGTCAATCAGGTCGCGCAACCCAAGCGGCAGGGCCTGAAGGATCAGAAAGAAGGCAAGACGTACCTGCTGGTCACCAAGATCACCCGACTGCCGTGGGAAGCCGCGCCTGTGAAGCCTGCGAAGGGGGCTCCTGTGGCGAAGGCGAGCCCTGCAACTACGGCGGGCCCGCGTCCGGTCCAGCCTCCGATGAGTCAGGCAGGACAGCCCGGGGGCGGCAACGGCGACGGAGTACTGACCGAGAAGGCTCGCGCCACGGTGATCTCGATCCTCACCGAGAAGGGTGGGACCGTGCCGCGATCGAAGCTCTCCCAGGAAGCGTTCCGACTCCTGGCCTCAGACCCCGACCGCAACGCCATCGTCAAGCTCGTGTATGACGATGCGTTTCTCCAGCAGTCCGTGGCCGAGGGCGTGTTTGCGTTCGACGGGACGACGGTGAGCCTCGGGTGATCGTCACCCTGCGTCCGGTGACTGTGGCGGATCTCGCCGTCGAGCCCCATCCGTCACGGTCCACCGGACTCCACGTCTCCACGATCATCAAAGCGATCTGCAAAGGGCTGGAGCCGGAACGCTTCGGCGGCGAGATCACCAACTGGACGCCCATCGAGATGGGGTTCACAGTAGAACGAGCGATCGAATCCGCCTGGGCCAGCCGACGCATCGACGTGTGGCGTCCTGGCGAGATGGAGAAGGACGGCATCGTCGGCAGTCCCGATGGGGTGACGTTCGACAGCGACGGCGCGATCGTGGACGAGATCAAATGTACGTGGATGAGCAGCAAGGGCTGTCCCGAGGACAAAAAGTTTTGGCACTGGCTCGTCCAGATCAAAGCCTACTGCCACTTGCTCGACACCATCCGCGCCCGCCTTCATGTCGTGTTCGTGAATGGCAACTATTCGGATCACCGCGAGCCGCAGTATTGCAGTTGGGATCTGCGGTTCCACGGCGGCGAGATCGATGAGAACTGGATGATGCTCGTGAACCAAGCGGCGGTACTGAGGAGAGAACAGACATGAACAGCAAGCTGGTACTACTCACGTTTCTTGAGGACGGCATCCCGGGCCTGACGCCGGGGTACCCGCTGCCGACGCCCCCGGTGGACCCGGGCTTCGGGCAGGGTCGGCCTCCGGTCGATCCCGGGTACGGTCGGCCGAGTGGAGGCCGTCCCGATCAGGGGCTCCCAGGGTACGGCCGTCCCGACCAGGGACTCCCTGGCTTCAGCGGCCATCCTGACAACGCCCTGCCGGGGGGTGGGTACCCGAGTGGACAGCCGGTCCCGCTGCCGCCCGTGACCCCCGACAACACGCTGCCGCCGCACTCGCCGACCCCGACCATCTCACTGCCCGTGGTGCTGACCACGCCGATCGATCCCGATCGGTACTTTGAGATGAAGTACTCCGCCGCGTACGGCTGGGTGCTCGTGCCCGTCGAGGACGACGCCGAGCCGAAGTAGCTCACTCGATCGCGGGAGTCGGTACGCAACCTGCTATCAGCACGGACATGCCGACTCCCGTGCCCTTCCTGCCTGGATTCACCCGCGCCAACTCCACCGTCAAGCGACGACTCATCCTCTCGATCGAAGCGTTAGAGGGCGCAGGGAAAACCCGCTTCACCCTCACGGCCCCGGGCCCGATCGCGTTCATCAATTTTGACTACGGCCTGGAGGGAGTGATCGAACCCTTCCAGTCGGTGAAGCCGATCTACATCGCGACGGTGAAGCTCAATTTCAACGGGACCAGGGAGCGCATCATCGCCGCCGCCGAGGAGGAACTCGCCAAGGTCGAGAAGAACTATCAGACCGCGTTGACCCAGGCCCGCACGATCGTGATCGACACGGGCAGTGAGTTGTGGGAGTTGCTCCGGCTCGCGGCGTTTGGCAAGTTGGAGAAGGTCATGCCGCACCAGTACGCCGAGGTCAACCAGACCATGACGCGACTGATCAAGTTGGCGTACGACAGCGAGGCCAACCTGCTGTTGACGCATCGACTGAAAGCGGAGTGGATCAACGACAAGCGCACGGGGGCGTACGAGTTCTCGGGCATGAAGGACATCCCGTTTCTGGTGCAAGCGCACGCGAGGATGTGGACGGACGGAGAGGGGTACCACCTCAAGGTCGGCAAGTGTCGGCAGAATGCGAGCGTCGTCGGGTTGGAACTGGTGAACGAGATGATCACGTTCCCGACGCTGGCGCAGTTCGTGTTTCCCGACAGCGAGCCCAAGGATTGGGAGTGAGGCCCATCGACCCTCCCGAGTGGCCGAGCCTGATCGACCATCCCGAGTGGCCGCTCCTGCGCCCCGCCGTGTCTGTCGCGAGCACCGGGGATAAGTGGAAGCGACTGGAAGTCAAACGCCCCGACGACATGGGGCTGCTGCACACGTTCCTCACGCTGATCACACCCTGCGTAGCATGTGGGGACTTCCACTGTCCGGTGCGCCCGCGACACGCGCCCACTAACCTTGGCGATCTTCGGGAGCATCCGGTCGGCGGGTTGTTCCTCGCGAGTTGCTGTCAGTTACCACGCTGCACGAGAACTAAGCTCGCCCGAAACGAGAAGCGGCTAATCCGCACGGCGGTTGAGGCGTGGATCGAGTGGGGTTGCACCTGATGATTCTGCTCGACCGACGCATCGGAAGCTCGGACCTGTTTGGCCCGCTCCGCACGTTTGGTCTGCCGGTGGAGTTGACCACCCTGGACTCGGCCGACGTGGCGTGGCTCGGGCGTGGCCCTGGCGAAGTCCCCGTCCCTATCGGCGTCGAGATCAAACGCATCGGGGATCTGCTCCAGTCGATCACGAGCGGACGCCTGAGCGGGCATCAACTGCCTAAGCTCGTCCATGAGTATCAACACACATGGCTCCTCATCGAGGGGCGGTACAGGTCCGGTGACGAGGGCATCCTCGAAACGCAACAGGGGCGCGTGTGGGCGCCGCACTCGCAAGGCCGGAGACCGTGGACGTACCGTGAGGTCGAAGCGTTCTTGACCACACTGGAGGTGCGAGCCGGGGTCCACGTACGGAGAGCCTGGGATCGATCCGAGACCGCCGCACTCGTCGCGATGTTGTACCAGTGGTGGACCGCGAAGGGGTACGACGAGCACCGAGCGCATGTGGCGTTGCACTCGCCGATGCTCGACGCGGGGTTGCTCTACAAGCCGAGCCTCGCCAGGAGAGTCGCCGCAGAACTCCCCGGCATTGGCATCGGGAAGTCGGGTGCCGTCGCCGATCACTTCAAGACGGTGCGGGCCCTGGTCGAGGCGAGCGAAGAGGAGTGGATGCAGATCGACGGCATCGGGAAAACGCTGGCGAAAAAGATCACCGAGGCATTGGGGGAACGATGACGACGACGGGGCTCACCATGCTGCTGATCCTCCTGGGCATTGTCGCACTCGTATGGGCCGCGCACGAGCCGTCTCGGAAATAGGCCGATTTGACAATCATATGATTCTATGATACTCTTATATCTGGAGTGACGAATCGTATGAGACAGCGAGGCTTGATCAAGACGGAGTATCGAGAGACGAGTGGGTACTGGATCGAACTCATCGACGGATGGGAGAACGGGCTCGACCCTGGCACACACGGGATCGTTGAGGACACCAAAGGCGAGGCGTACCGGACATTGAAGTACGCACGGCCCTGCGACTGCGCGGACTGCAAGGCGCGGCTGGAAGCGAGGGGACAGTAATGGCTGCGGGGATTCTCCAGAAGCCAGGGACTAAACTCGGCGCGTGTAAGACCAAGTGTAAGCATAAGGACTGCGCGAGCCTCAGAGAGATCGAGGCTAGCCCGTGCGGGATCTGCGACGAGGCGATCGGGTGCCTCCGCAGGTACTACAGTCGCGAGTCGGGTGGGTACGTCCACGCGGATTGCTTTGAGGACTTCATCGAGCAGCACGGCCATGAGTAAACGCGGCTACTCTCGCGCCTTCACCCCGCGCTCGGAGACCTACGGCCGGTACCTCCTCGACAAGGTACCGGCGACACTCTGGTCCGACGTGCGGGCCAAGTGCAAACGTGAAGGGATCTCGGTGCGCGGGCTGATCCTCTCGCTCCTTAAGGCGTGGCTCGACGGTCCTGCCCCGGAGGCGCGAAAGGTACCGAAGCAGTTCACGATGATGGGCCTCAATAAATGCAACGCAGAAAAGGCGTGGCTCGACGGCTTCGACGCTGCTACGACGCTGGCTCAAGGTGGGGGTAACGCACCCTCCGACTAGTTGGTACACAACCTGCCTCTCACCCTGGCCGTATGGCTCATGTCCAGGGTGAGGGATCGCCCTCAGCGTCCGTCGCGTTCCTGAGCGACATCCCGCCCGACATCCTCACCGCCGCGCTCGCGATCCGTTTCGATCGTAGTGACCTGTTCTGCTCGCACCTCACCAGCGGCGACGACTGGGAGGAAGTCGAGATGGAACTCAACCTGATCGATCCGTTCACGATCGTCACGGTTGGTGAGACGGCGATGCGACTCGTGCTGGGCGATCGGGCACTCACCGAGATCCACGGTGAGCCGCTCCGGGTCGGGGACTTCATCGTCATCCCGATTCACGCGCCGAGCCCGCCGCCCTGGCACATCCGGTTCGCGTGCGATCTCCAGACGCTGCACGGGTACCTCTACCCGAAGCCGGACCCAGTACTAGTACCTGTCGCCCCTCCAGTGAAGTTGAAGCCGCGCAAGCCCAGGCCACAAGCTCGTCTGTGGCAGGACGGAGACCTCCCGTGACGCCCAAGATCGAACAGACCCTGAGCACCATCGTCGGGCTCGCCGAGAACCTCCGGCCCAAGGTCGAGGAACGGCAAGCCCTCATCGCGACTCGCGATCTGCTCCTCACGGAGATCGCCACCCTGAGCGACGAGATTGCCTCCACGCTGGCGATCGCCGACACCAAGACGCTGAGGGTCGGGCCGTACAACCTGACGCTCCAGGAGAACCCTGGGCGGTTGACGCTCGACAAGCACCGGCTCGTGGAGTTAGGGGTGTCGCCCGAGACGATTCAGGCGGCGACGGTCAGAGGAACTCCGAGCGTGGCCTTGCACGTTCGGGTAGCGGCGGAGGAGTAGGTGTGGGGGATCAACTGGCTGTTCCGCGTCTGGTGCCTCGCGAGGAAGCATCCGCTGGTGCTGGAGCACCGCGAGAAGGACTGCGCCTCGTGGGTGTGCCTTCACTGCGGCGTGGTGCGCGGGGTCACTACCTTCGATCGCCCCCGGCCCAAGGTCCGGTACCCGAGCCCGTCCTCGTCGGACCCGCGCCCCCACCCCCTGACGTAGCGGTGCCGCCGTGTCGGGAGATCCGGCTGCTCTGCTGCGAAGGGAGTTGCTCGCCCGGGTTGCAGGTGTTCGGAGCCGAAGCGATCAAGCTCGCCCAGGTCGGGTACTCACGCACAAGTACGAGAGAAGCGGAGAGCGCGGTACTCCGGCACACCCCACACTACTTCGTGCGGGTGAGTAGTCTCGCACACACCTGCTTCCACACCTGGGCGTGTGCGGTCTGCGGACACGAGCGGATCTACGGCGCGGAGGAAGCATGACGGATGCTCAAGCGATTAAGCATCTCCAGCGACGGATCACCGCGCTAGAGAGAACCCTCGCCACGTTCATCGCGTGGACCGGCAGTGCCGCCAATCATCCGTTGTCGCTCCGAGAGACCAAGCAACTGCTCGACATGATCGGCGGCGAGGTCGAGCCCGCCGAGAAGGTGATCTCATGATCGTCGTCTACACGGCCGGACCTTACCGGGCGAGCAATGCCTGGGCGATCGAACAGCACATCCGTGCCGCAGAATTGGCGAGCCTGAAAATCTGGACGCTCGGGGCCGTGCCCATTTGCCCACACACGATGACCCGCCACTTTCAGAATGCCCTCCCCGATGCGACGTGGCTCGCGGGGGATCTGGAGTTGGTGAAGCGATGCGATGCGGTGCTGATGCTCGACGGGTGGGAACAGTCGCAGGGGGCGAAGGCCGAGAAGGCGTACGCCGACGCGAAAGACATCCCGGTGTTTGAGTCGATGGAACTACTGGCGACGTGGTTGCTGTGGCGGAAGAGCAAGCCAAAGGGAGGGCCCCTGCGAGAACAGTGGCCGCTCCCCCTGGTCGGGAATGCGCTGAAGGTCTAGACCGTCGCCTCCCGTGCGGCCGCGTTGTTGGCCTTCCGAGATGCCGCCGACTTCCGCTGCGCGGCCCGGGTGACGCGCAACATCATCGCCCGCTTTTCCTTCCACAGCTTTTTCATCCGCAGTCCCTGCGCCTTCCGAAACTTCGCCGAGCGAATGTGGTTGGACTTCTTCGGCGCGTGTCCGTTGCCATTGCCGTTGCCGTTCGCCGCGTGTTGGGCAAACGCTTGCTCCACCACTGAGAGCCGATGATCGTGAACCTTCTTGGCGATGTCGGGCTCGCCCGTGACGACCGCAATGAGATCCTGAAACTTGCGAGCCATGTCGAGGTGATGGTCTCGCTTCTTGATCAACGTGTCGAGTAATCGCATGACTGGTCTCCTGATTAGTGAGTGACGGACGCTCGCTCAGACTCTTTCACTTGCCGCGTCGAGCGGAGGCGTCTCCGTTTCCGTTCGCTCTCCATCGTCCGCGCCTTAGCTTGCTGTTCGCGATGCTTCAAGGTGTCGAACGTGCGGATCGCTTCATCCTTCCCGCGCACGTACCACTTATCGACATCGAGGCCGATCGCCTGGAAGCAAGCGAGCGCCACGTACAACGTCGTCACCCCGACGCCTTCCAACCCCGCGAGGATGTACGGCGAGGTCTGTCGATAGAGGTCTTTGGTGTTCTTGACTTTCAGATCGTGCGCGATCTTGGAGAGGATGCGGCACGCCCGAGGTTGAATCACGCCGAGGGTTGCGACTTCCTGGTAGCTCCAGCGATCGGATCCGATCACTAAGAGGGGGAAGGCTTTCGCGTCGGTGAACCGCGAATAGAAATGGGAACCGACGTAGCGGGCAAATTCCATAGTGACTGGACCCTTTCGGAGCCGGGGACGCTCCTGAATATCCCCGAAGGCCAACGGGAGCCGTAGCCTTGATAACAAATCCCATTAAGAAAGGCCAGCCAAAAGCGGCCGACCCTGGGGAAGTAGTGCAAAAGAGGGTACTAGGTACCCTTAGCCCGTCTGATAGTCGCTCTTGGGCCGGTACCCAAAGGCCGAGATACCAAACGGCGGGGTGAGGATGCGCCAATCCTTGACCCAAATCAGCCACTCGGTCGTACTCGCATCGGTCCTGCCGTTCCCCGTGTAGCTCCACCGTTCCAAAACAATCCGCTGATCGTGGGGGTGATCCTTCAGCCAGGGCCCCCGGGTTTTGGTCGGCTCGACAAAGCTCAGGCGCGAGAGGAACGCCACCCCCACCGTCGCCGTCGCGAGCGCGAGTTGGAGGATCGGGAAGGCATCTTGAAACGGCGGGTTGGTCACGATCCAATCGGGGCGTCCCGCTTTGTCGATCCACTCCCGCCACGTCGCAGGGTTGGTCGCGTCCCCGACGAGCATCGGATCTTTCGACGGGTCGATGTCCATCGTCACGAACGACAGATCGGGTTTGCGATCGAGGAGGCGCGACAGGAGCGAGCCATCTCCCGCGCACGGTTCCCACAACGCCCCGGCGATCGCGGGCACGTGATCGATCAGGGCATCGACTTGCCACGGCGGGGTGTCGTACGCATCGAAGCGACGACGGGTGCTGGGCTTCAGCGTGAGCGGCGAGACAGGCAATGGAGGTGTACTCATCGGAGTGAGAACCGAGACACATGCGTGGGAACGGTCGGCGCGTGGAACGTGACCCCGCGTCGGAGTTGGAGGTGATAGTGCTCGTTGGGTCGGCCCGGGTGCTCGTGACTCCCGTGGAACTCGGGCCCGAGCCGCGTCAGGAGGTCCGCGAGGAACTGGTGCTGGTCCCGGGCCGTGATGAGGTCGCGACACCGGAAGTCGATCGCTTCCCCTCGGGCGTGGCCGGAGTACACCGCGTGCGCCCCGTCTGTCGAGGAGAGCACGATGACCGTGTAGTCGTGGTACCGGGCGTACTCCTCGACCGTGGCGAGCAGGTGTAAGAGAGCGGGAGTGATGATGCCGAAGTGGCAACTAGCGCGGGCAAGCAGCATACAGGCTGCGTACCAGCGGGCCGTGCCGAGTAAGTGGTACTCGAGCGGATGAGGTGTCTACACCTCGACTGTAGGTCTAGGGCTGGCCGTCCTGCTGGGACTGATCCTCCGCGAGACTCTGGCGCAACGCTTCGACCATGGCGCGGTAGACGTTCGCTTGAGCGACAGGGTGCTTGCCGAGCCGGTCGAGCGTGATGGCTCCATGCGACAACGCGTACGGCGACGTCGCGCCTTTGACCAGCGCCCCCGTCCCCGCGAGCGCGAGGGCCGTCATCGGGTTCCCCGTCGCCAGCGCCAGCGCAGGGCCCGCCGCCACGCCTCCCGTGATCAGCGCCCCTCGCAAGCCCCCGCTCCGCTCGCGAGCACTGGCGATACCCTGCTCGACACCCATCGCTCGTTGCGCCTCGGCGTTTTTCTCCTTGAGCCCACCGACGCGATCCTCTAGCGCCACCTTCCACTGGTGCCCGAGACTCTTGGTCGCCTCGGCCCCGACGCTATCGATCTCGTTTCCGGCTTCCTGCGATCGAAACAGCTTGTCCGACAGGCTCTGCATCTCCCGCTTGATGCCCTGGCCTTCCATGAGTCCCGCCTTGCGGAACAGTTCCGGCGCGGCGGCTTCCACCACGGGAGCGACGGGCTCAGGTCCGGAGATCATCCGCTGCGGGACCAACGATGCCTGAGGGCCCAACTCCAACCCTGTGCGAACCTCGTGACTCGTCGGACCAAAGATGCTGGCGGGGACTAAGCGCGACTGCGCGGGTCCGAGTTGCGCTTGCTGTTCTGCGAGGGCGACGTTGCCCGGAGTCAGCGGACGGGGCTCGACGGGAGGCGACGGGGTGCGCGGCGGCGGATTCCGAAACTCGTGCTCGAAATCCTGTCGGCGTTTCGCGAGCGTCTCCCGCCCCCCGGGCAATCCTCCCTTGGCCTGGTTCTCGGCCATGGGCCCGACTTCCTTGATCATCGGATCCCACACGTCAGTCATCGGATCGATCAGGCGGGCCCCGGCATCCTCGGCCGCTTGAATCATCGCGTTTGCTTCGGTCCCCCGGGCGGCGGCGGTCTCTGCTGCCCGCGCCTGTCCGAGTTTCGAGATCGGCACACGAGCCGCGAGCGCATCCTCCGCCATCGTCGGAAACTCGCGCTGCGCCCGAGGCGAGGGCTTGAGGGCGTACTTGTAGAGCGCCGGAGCGACGGCCCGTTGGAGTCCCGCGACTCCTTGCCCAAAGACTTCATTCAGTCCCTGGATGCCGCCCTCGGTCACCACGTCTGCTGCCCGCTCGGACATCGGACGCGGCCCTTCCTTCCCACGCTTACTCTGGATCCACTGCCGGAGTCCCTCCCCTGCGGATCCCGCCGCTGTTGCCCCGCCGATCGCTCCGAAGGGTCCACCCACGGCGAAACCCGCTGCCCCGCCCGCCATGCCCGCTGCCGCAGGAATCGCATGGACCGCCGAGTCCATCGTTAATGGCGTCGGCTGGAAGTCACGCTGCATCTGCTCTAACGCACGTTGCCGATCCGACGAGGGGGCCTCGTACTGCTTCGGGTCGGGAGGCTTCTCGGGGCCCAGCGACGGCAAGGTGCCATGCGCCCGATCGAACAGATCGCGGTACCGGGCATCCGCCGACCCCACGATTGTCTCGATCTCTAGGTCGCTGAGATCCTTAAACTTGGGATTCTTTTCCCGCAACGCTTGCGCGATGTCCGCAGGGGTCGGCATGATCGATTACTTTCGTGGCGCGAACTGATCAAGAACACCACCGAATGGATCCGGCACTCCGGCTCCTGGAGTCGCGCCGATCTCGGGCGCACGCGGTTGCCGATTCAGCGGACCAAACGGACCCTCCTGCGCCTTCTGCAACACGCCAAGCTCGATGTTCTTGACGGCTTCCACCATCTCCCTCGTGATCTTCCCCGGCGTGTAGCTGTTGGCGACAAACGAGTTGAGGATCTGTTTTTCTCCGCTCGTCAAGGCCGCGCCGTACCGCTGATGGCCGATGAACGATCGCACGTCATCAACAGCCGCTTGCATCTCGATCATCCCTGGGGGAGCCGACACCAAGCCGCTCCGCGCCAGCATCCCGCGCACTCCTGGCACGATCCCTAGACCCTGCCAGTTGTGTTTCTCGCCCACCGCTTGCAGCGTATCGAGCGAGTTGATGAATGCGGTCGTCGGCGCTGCGGCCTTCGCGGCATCTCGCGCCAGAGGTCCGATCAATCCCGGCGCAGACCCTGCGGGCATGTCAGGAAACTTCACGGTCCCCGTGCGAGCATCCACGAGCACCACGCCGGTAGGCGAGGCCGTCGAGGGCAGTGCGTTGTAGTACGCCGGAGGCTGTTTGTTCTGCCCCATGGCGGCGATCGCCAGTCGGAGACTCGCCATATCCTTCGCCGCCCCTTTCCGCTCCTCAGCGGCGGCAGCATCTTTCTGTTGGGTGTACGTCGGCCCCTTGCTGTAGATCATTCCGGGCGCACTCGACGGATCGACCGGAGCCGCGCCCCCAATGTGCTCGACCATCCCGTGCGCCTGCGGGAGCGTGGCCTTCGGCGTGTAGAGCGCATCGAGCCCGACCGACGCGGCATCGGCTCGATCCCCCTCTGAGCCGAGCGAGTCAGGCGGCAACGTCTCCAGACGCGTCTTGATGATCGCGGCCTGCCGATCTTTCGCGGCCTGATCCGCCGCGTCTTTCCGATCGCGCTGTGCCTGATCCCGATCCTCGTCCTGGATCTTGCGCTGCCGCTCTAGACCCTGGAACGTCATCTGACGGTACGCCTCGTTGTCACGCTGCGCGGCTTCCTGGAGCGCGAGTTGCCGCTGCCGATCCTTCTCGGCTTGCGCGATCAACTCGTCCTTTTTCCGCAGGGCAATGATCTCGTTGAGCGTGTCGAACCCGCCCTGGATCCCGAATGCGCCTTGGAGTCCGAGTCCCATGATCTAATCCGTGTACGGCACGTCCGGTTGTCCCCGCCGCGCATCCTGCATTTGCTTGATCCGCATCAACTGCTCAATCTGCGACATCCCCCGATCCTGCCCGACCAGGAGGCCCCGCCCGTCCGGGGTCGCCACGGTGTCGAATCGCTGGGTTGCCGGAATCTCCTGCGGGTTGGTGCGAGCGTTCGCCGCCTCCTGCTCCGCTTGCGCCTTCCGTCGAGCGTCTTGGGCTTCGCCGAGCCCCTTCGCGCCGAGTCCGATCGCGCCCGCTGTTTCGAGGAATGTATCGAGCTTACCCGACTGCGGCAGCGGCGTCGGTTGGGGCGCATTCCCCCCGAGCCCGCCCACGTCGGGGAGCCCCGGAATGTCGCTGCCGCTCATCTGTGCCGCCAACGCTTGCTGCGCGAGGTTGCGTCCCGCCTCTCGGGTCGCGGGCCCAAACGCGGCCGGAGTCAACCCGCCGTTGAATTGGATCTTCGGGATGTAATCCGGGAGCCCCGACACCGTGACCGGCTGCACGTTCGCCATCAGGTCGCCCTCGCGGACCTGCTTGGCGCGTGTCTCGGCATTGGTCAGCGTGCGATCGGCGCGGTCCTTGGTCGCATCCTCCAGCAGCTTCGCCCTGGCCTCGCGGGCATTCTGCTCGGCGATGTACGAGAGGAGGGCATTGCGATCTTGTGCTTGGTTAGCGGTCCCTTCCGTGGCACGGCCCTGGGCGCGATTCGCGGCGATGGACCCGAGCACCTCGCCGCCGACTTTGATGTAGTCGCCGTACCCGCCACCCTTGCTGCTCCCGAAAATATTGCCGAGCGTGCTGAGGAACCCCATCGCCTAACCCCCCGCCGCCTTGTTGTTCTGATTCGCCTGGAACGTCCCGACGTTGTACCCCAACTGGTTGTTCGCCTGACGATCGTTGAGGAGCGTTTGCAGGAGCCCGAGGCTCAACTGGCCCGAGCCGAGTTGCGCTCGCAGGTTGAGATCGCCCAGGCCGAGCGACGACTGCACGCCTTGCGCGGAGGCCGAGTTGATCAGGTCGCCGCCGATCCCAAGAGAACTCAGGAGCGTGGCGAGCCGTTGCTGCTTGGCTTGCGAGAGCAGGTTCGCATTGAACTGCCCGATCGACTCGCCCTGTTGCTGCTGGAGCGCCCCGAGCGTGGTGCCGTACGCGCCCGTGTGGAGCGCCCCGCTGGCGAACCCTTGCTCGGCAGCGGTGCGTTGCTGCTCGCCCAACGATCGTGTCTGTGCGTCCTGATACGCCCGAGCCTGGGGCGCGAGATCCGGATCGGACAGCTTCACGTCGTTGGGGTTGGTGTTCATCACCCCAAGGAGCGCATCGCGAAACGAGCCCTGGATCGTGCTGCCACCCTGGCCCGGTTGTGTGACCGTCTGCGAGGCGAGCGGCGAGCCGATGTTGTACGAACTCATCGACGTGTTGACGCCACTGCCCGAGCCCCCGGGCGCAGGAATCGGCGCGGCCCCTGGCGTGGTGGTCAGCGCAGACGGCCCGCCAGCCGCAGTCGTCCCTCCGGGCTGCGCGAGCGGGTGATTTTTCGGTACCCACTGGCCTCCCGGTAGTTGCGTGCCGCCGCCTTGTGCGGCAAACGGATCAGCAGTCGTCGCCATCACACCCTCAACTTATTCAGGACCGCATCGCGTGCCGAGATGACGCCACCCTTGCCCTTGACGCCCCCGAGCCCACCGAGCCGCTCGATGATCTTCGCGATCGTGCTGGAGTCGGCCGCGTTGCCGCCGATGTTGTACCCCGCTGCGAGATTCGCGGCACTGTCGCCGCCGCCGTCACCCGCGCCACTTTTCGGAATCGGGTTCCCGTTGGCATCCGTCTCCGCGCCCCACCAGAATCCGCCCCCGGCCTTGACGACATCGATCTCCCCGACGCCGGGGATCTTGATCGTGTCCTCGCCGGTCTGTGTCGCGCCCGGGTACGCCTTGATGATCTCGGGCATCGCTTGCTTGAGACCCTCAGTCGTCTGCGGGTACTGCGACATGATCCGGCCGACCGCGTACTTCGGCGACTGGTGCGCGGTGTTCGCCCACTTCGCCTGATCCCATCCGGGAGGAGCCTGGGGCGAACCGGCGACGGCGTACCCAGGCTTCGCGAAGCCGTTCGTGTCGATCTCGGCGGGGAGCGTGATCCCTCCAGCGGCAGGAGTCGCGGCGGCATCAGTGGTACCCGTCGCCGCTGCCGTGTTGGTCGCTGGAGCGTTCATCGTGCTCGTGCCCGCAGGACCGCCCGCAGGATTCGGATCGACCGCACCGCGCCCGTCCGTGAACGGATTGCCCATTTGATCGCGAGGCACGTCAGCCGTTGTCGCGGCGTTGACGATCGCCCCACCGACCGCAGGAGCCACGCCCGCCGCGAGTGTCCCGCCTGAGACGCCCGCGATGGTCGCCGCCGTCGCCACGTCATCGAACTTGTCCCATCCGGGCTTCTTCATCAACCCGCCGTTGGCGTTGTAGACGTAGCCCTGCGGGGGAGGCCCGAGTTGGTCACTCCAGAAACTGCCGCCCGGGGTGTTGTCCAGATAGTCACGGTTCCCGAGCTTGTCGTAATCGATCTTCGGATCGGGGGCTCCGTACACGGGTTGCGTGCTGCCCCAATTCGCAGGGTCGGCTGACGGGACGACACCGTTGACGGCCTTGTTTGATCCGGGCGACGAGAACGATCCTGTCGTGTTCACCACGGGGGCCGGAGCCGTACTCGGGACCGCACCCGCAGGAGGCGCTGGAGTCGTCGCCGGAGTCGCCCCTCCGAGATTGAAGTCGGTCTTTGCGCCGTTCGGCCCGAGCGCCCGGAGCATCGCGTCCCGTTTGCGCGTCTCTTCCGACTGCGATCCTTGGCCTTGGCCGTAGTAGTCGTACGCCATGTGTCTAGGTTCCTACCATGGAGAGCGCACGCGATTACAAGGGAGTCCTCACACCTGACAGACCGCCATACCCTGCAACGCCATCGTCTGGAGCGTGTGGTTGCCGCCCGCAAACGGCTGGAAGCCCATCTTGGAACTGCCGACCAGGAAATACGCGAGCGCGGCCTGCGCCGTCGTCCCGGCGATCCGCGCATTGGAGGGTGAACTGATCGTCGGGTTGAACGGCAGGGAGATGTACAGATCCGACGAGGCCGTCCCGCCGACCACGCCCGTGATGTTGAAGAACACAAAGGCCGTGCGCCCGATCAGCATGTAGGCCAGCGTCGTGACCCCGCCCGCCGTCACCGTCCACGTCATCGATCCCGATCCCGTGAACAACCCCGCTGAGTACGGGATGGTGATCCACTCGCCCATCGGGGTCGTGCGGTTGCGTTCGATGATCGATCCGGCGAGCGTCATCGATCCGGCGTTATCGATCAGGAGTACCCGTGAGTGGGCTCGCGGGTTCGCCGTGGCCGGTGCCGTGAAGAACGCGAGGTTGCCGTATTGGGTGTTCTGCTGCAAGTAGGAGGACATCGCCGTGATGTCGTCCGCATTGACGTTGACGCCATCGTACGACGCATTCGCCAGCCACCCGCCCGCTTGGGGAATCGTCGTGGTCCCGAGACGGTAGTTGATCGGGGCCGCTGGATCGCTGACGGACACCACGGGACGTGTGGCGCGAACGGCCAACCCGCTCGCACTCAGCACACCCGCCGTCTCTAGTACGGCGGAATCACGGAGCAGCTTGCCGGTCGCGCTGGCGTACGTCGCCAACGCATTCGCCGTTGCCGACGCAGGGCCGACCACATGCGTCGGATTGTCGGTCCCTGCGGGGCCGGTCGCGCCGGTCGGGCCTTGCGCTCCTGTCGCCCCAGTCGGTCCAGCCGGTCCTTGCGGGCCAGGAACCGTACTCGCGGGGCCCGTGGGTCCAGTCGGCCCTGTGGGACCAGTCGGCCCTGTCGCGCCAGGATTCCCCTGCGGACCCTGTGGCCCTGCGGGTCCACTCGACATCGGGTTCCAGACCGGAACCCATTCGGTCGTGGCGGGGTTAGGACCGGCCATGACCGCTCAACCAGTCGAGGGTCTCAAGCGCATGGCGTCCCGGCGATCCCGATTGCCACGGCACGGCGGCGATGTAGTTGTAGAGCATGTCGAACTCCGCGCTATCGATCTCCAATTGCCGCTCGCCGTCCGCGAGGAGTTGGCGATCCGCTTCGCCATTGACCAGCTTCTTGCCGCACGGCTTGGGTTCGCTGATCGCTTCCAACTTCTCAAACAGGTGCATCTCGCGACGGAGAATCGTCAGCCCCTTCTTATCGACCAAGCTGCCCCCGAGCACAAAGCCGACAAAACAAAACTCGAAATGGCGTTTGCCCTGGTCGTCGGTGAAGGTGAGCGTCGTGGTCACGGCTAGTCTTTCTGACAGGCGAAGAAGTCCACGTAGAGCGGCAGGTTCGACTGCGCGTCCGACGCCCCCGTGACGCCGAGGGCCCCTGATGCCGCCGTCGCTCCGGTGATCGTGGCGGCGACTCCCTGGGTCGCGCCTCCCGTGATGCCGGGGTTGGCGTTCCCGGTGTTCCCCATCGTGTGAAAGTGATCGCCGGTCGTGTTCGTGTTGCCGCTCACCCCGTGGGTATGGGGCGCACGGGTGCAGTTCTGGTTGCCGCCCGCATCCATGATCCCCGAGCCGTTCGACTCCACGTCGGTCTGCGCGGTAAACGAGTGCGCGTGGTTCCCTGCCGTGTCCGTGTTCGGCACACTGTGCGAGTGCGCGGCGACAGAGAGCGTGCCGCCCCCGTGACTGTGCGATGGACTCGCAAGGGTGCCGACGCCATGCGTGTGCGTCGGCGCGGCGTACGTCCCCGGCCCATGCGAGTGCGAGGCCGCGCCCCCCGAGCCGTACGCGCCATTCATCCGCACGTAGCGTCCGTCCCATCCGGCGATCCGGGTGTAGCCCGGGGGACACGGGGTCACAAAAAAGACGATCGCCCCTGACGGGACGCCCGCGCTTTGCGGCGGGGTTGTCCACGCGCCGGTCCCGTCCAGGTACTGCGCGGCATTGCCATTCAGATTGAGGGTGCCGACGTTCCCGACGCCGAGGTTAGTTCTCGCCGCTGCCGGGGTGCCCGCGCCCGTACCGCCATCGGTGATCGGGATCTGCGCGACGGTGGACGGTTCTCCGAGCGTAGCCTTGACGTAGCCATTCGCCAGCGAACTCATCACCCGTTCATTGGTCAACGCGCCGTGCGGCGAGACCACCCAGTAGGTCGCATCGACCGTCGCGTTGACGGCCACGCCACCCCCGGGCCAGGGCTCAGGCGGCGTGGTCGTCCCGTCCACCACGCACACGTACGCAATCCCATCGGCGGCGACGACGATGTCGCCGTCATGGTAGGCAGGGCCCGCTCGGTAATCCCCGAGGTACTCCATCCCCCCGGAGCCACTGCCGCCCGTCCCGCCTCCAGCGGCGGGGATGATCGGAATCCCGCCGACCGTGATCGAATCGACGTGGATGTCGCCGTGGCTCCCGTTCGCCTTGTGCTCGACATCCCAAAACCCGGAGATGGTCGCGACGAGGCCGTCGAGTTCCTCACGGACCACCGTGGGGAGCATGTTGCGAAACTTGAGCGCGAGTTGCACGGACTAGCGATCCTCTTCGCGTCGGACCCGCAAGATGAGTTGATCGAGGGCGTACTGCCCGTCGATGATCCCCGGATTGGAAATCTCGACCTGGAGGGCCGCGCAACTGGCCGCGCCGAGATCGCGCAAGGGGACAATGACCCGCGTGGTCACTGGCGTCGTAGGTCCAATCGCGGCGACGGCCGTGCGGACCTCCAATCCGAAGTCGCGGATCGTGGTCACCGAGATCGGCAACGTCGCGGGGGTGGGCGCAGGGTATGGGAGGGACCAGCCCACGAGATGCCCTTCGATGACGCCGCCGTGGAGCGCCACCGATCCGCCCGGGAGCACTACCCCTGTGCGAATGAGTGTCGGCACAAACGATCCGAGATCGCGCACCCCCACATCGCAAACCCAAAAGCGAGTCGCGGTGGACGGATTCAGTTCCTCGGCACTCCCGATGTAGGGCTTCAGCTTGAGCGAGTTTTGCACCGGGGTCGCATCGACCTGGAACTTCTCCGAATACATCGTGGAGCACCACGCATAGGAGGACCGGCCCTGGTGTTGACACCAGCCCCGACGCACCCCGCCGACCTCGGTAAAGCGGCCCTGCTTCACATCGAACACGAGCTTGAGATCGGGACTGCCCGACGCCGACACGCCCGTGTTGACCCACCACCAGACCTGATGCAGATCCGCGTGGTAGATCCCGTGCGCCCCCTTCGCGACATCCGACGCCTTAGTGAGATCAACCGTCGCCCACAGATCCTCGATGTCGCGTCCGCAGTACTGCAACCCGTTCTGGCCGAGCCGATACGGCCCACGCTTGCTGAGGAAGTACAAACACTCGTGCCCCGACTCGTCCTCCGCGAGCACGATCGTCTGATGGCGAATCGTGCCGCACCGCTTCGTGACGGTCACAGGGCGATAGGGGGCCCCTGCAACTCCCGTGCGGACCATCTTGTAGATGCGGTCGTACTTGAACACATGGATCGCGTCGAACAGCGGGCCCCCGACGCCGCGAATCTCGCCACCCTCGCCCGGGTCGAAGTCGATGAACGGGATGTTGCTGGTCGTCCAGTCAAAGCGTTCATCGTTGCCGACCCCCGACGCATCGTTGAGGATGGGCGTCCACCAGACCCGCGAGGCTTGCTGGCTGGAGATCGTCGGCAGGAGGTTCCAGCGGCCCGCACTGATCAGCCGCGCCTCGTCCACGATCAGATACCGCGCATCGGGCGGCAGGGTGTAGCTGCCGATGAGCGGCCACAGTTCCAGGGTGCCGGGGAAACTCGCGGGCGGCAGGATGTCGGTGTAGCTCGTGGTCCCGATCGGGATCGTGGCGATGCGGTAGTACGGCCCCGGGTCATTACTGGCGGTCCCCGTCACTGCCGAGCCGTACAGTTCCCAGTGCGTCTCGCCTTCGTTCAGGAGCGCCCCGCGTGTGATCACCCACCCGCCGTTATTGGCGATCGTGAGGGACTTCACGGGGGACAGTTCCGACCGGCGCACGGTGACGCCTGAGTCCTGGCGCGTGTAGTCGATGCGATACCCGCGATAGGCCGAGATGCCCGTCCCGGCCGCTGCCGTCACCGACGCCGCAATCGGGGCTGCACTGAGCCCCACGGCGCGGATCACCGTGCCGTCCCACACATGCAAGCGAGCGTCGGTGTTGGGGTACGCGAGAAACAGCTTGCCGTTGAATGACACGCCGACCACCACGATCGGGTCGGTCGCGGACGGGTTCATCAGCGACAGGCTGCTCCACGCGCCCGCGAGCAACCGACGCACCGCGCCGGTCCCGTCGAAGCCCCACAACTCGTTGTCGCGTTCCTCGGCGACGACGTGCCGGAGGATCGACAGGATGACGTTACTCGGGGCGGGCCCCCACAACGCGGTCGCCCCGGTGCGTTTCCGCCCCATGAGCCCGACAAACCAATCGACGTTGATCGCTTCCGCGCATTGGTCGGCCTCAAGCTGCAACGGCGAGTCCACTCCGTTGCGGCCACCCCGCAGATCCGTGATGGTCAGCAGATCGGTGCGCGAGGCCACGGGTTAGCTCCCGGCCGGGAACATCGGCCCGAGACGCGACGGGCTGGGGGCGACAGGGATCGCATGGGCGCGGTAGGCATCGTGGTTGTCTACCCAGGCTCGCAGTTCCCGGGTCCGCGCATCGACCAGGGTGCGCGTCGTCAACCAACGGTCGTCGCTCTTGAACTCGTACTCGTCCATGCGAGCGAGGAGCGCAATGATGTCGTGGAAGTCGATGGGGAGCATCGGCTCATCGAGCGGGTCGATCAGCGGGAGGATCTCGCGCTCGTAGTCCACCCAGTAGGTGAGCGTGTCGGAAGGGACCGGATAGAACCCGATGCGGTAGTAGCGAGCGGTGGTCTGGTTCCGGCTGATCTGGCTCACGAGATTGCCGCCCGTGTCCGCATCAAAGAGCGCGACGGAGCCGGTCAACGCGGCACTGCTCGTGAACTCGATAATGTCGGTCGGGGTGAACCCAGCCGGGAGCGCCACCGGATTGCGGACCAGCGGGTCTGGTGTGCTCAGGGTAGGGGTTAGCGTAAAGATTTGTCCTGGGGTGCCCAGGTAGTCGCCGACGAGCACCAGCGTAAACGTTGCGGTTCCAGGCGGCACAAGCGTGGCGGCGATCCACAACGCGGGCGCGACAGGAAAGATGAGCCGAGTCGCCACAGGCGAGAACCCCAGCGGGATCCACGTCTCGGGCGTCCCCGTCACGTCCTGTGGATTCGCGTTGTGCTCACGGACCCACTCCATCGAATTGGTCCCGAGCAGAAACCCGTTGGCCTGATCCATCACCCGCGTGATCCGAGCGCACCCGTAGGGCAACCCGTAGCTCGGGCGATTCGGGACCGTCACCAGCGTGGTCGTCGCCATCCGCAAGGACCGCATCCGATCGGTCGCGAGCAGTTGCCGATGCCGCTGATTGATGAACCCGTCGATCCGGTTTTTCACGGAGGCCGGAGGCGTATCGGCGTAATCGAACCGCCGATAGACATCCAATTCAATTTCGTTGAGCGTCATGGTGTCGATCGCTTTCGCGATTTCCCTTCCGCCTCACGGAGGTAGCGATACTTCTCGGCGAGCCCGCCCGCCGCCATCGCACTCTCTTCATCCTTGCCCGACGCGTGCGAAAACTCGTGAATCAACGTATCGAGCACGCCCGTCGAGTTGGGATCGCGAATATCGGAGGACGGTCCCCACGGTTTCACCGAGATGTCGCCGTGGGCGTACGCGCCTTCCAGTCCTTGTGGGCCCAGCCAATCCGGGCTGAGGCCCATGTCGGTCAGGGCCTTGATCCCGCTATACCCTGGCCCCTGCGTCACCCGATGCACGCCCGCTTTGATACGTGGATCGAGATTCGCCAGTGTCGTCGCCATCCGCGCAAACTCGGGACTCCCGGCGATCACGGGATCCGGCTGAAACATCGCGGGCGACGGCGGCGGATCAGGTGTGTCCGCAAAGAGCCCCTGATGCCCAGGGGGACGGTCCTTCGCAAACACCTCACGCACGTCGTTGAGGAGACGGGGATCCTTGGCGAGGTCGGGATCCTCCGTCTCGTTGTTGAGCACCCGCAACATGGCCCGATACCGTAGCTCCTTCGGATCGGGAGGGGGCTTGGGCATCGACTACCACGCCTTACGTGAGCGTGAAGTTGACCGCTGGCGTCGAGACTTGCTCGTCTACGCTGATCACCACCACGGCGTACGCGGCAGCGACGAGGCCGACCGGATCGAGATCCACCTTCAACTGCGTCGGGCTGATGTAGGTGACCTTCTTGATACGGGGGTGGTCCTCGATGCCCGCGAAGGAAACGTGCGAGCCGTTGGTGAACAGCGTCCCTGTCAGCGTGAGCGTCACCGGGACTGCCGCCGCCGCCACCATCGTGTTGGGCGCAATCGAGGCGAGGGTCGGCACAGGGCGCGTCACCGGATCGGTGTACGCCGCCACGCCGGACTGTGGATAGGGCGACGTGAGCGCGGGGTACCCAATCGGTGAACCCGCCGCCGCCGCACGAGGATCCCAGGTATCGAGGGCCATGATCGTCTCCTGTTCTAGCGATGACGTGATCGGCTGGCCGTGCCAGCAACGGGATCGAGGAAGGTAAACGTCTGCGCGTTACTGAGTACCCCCGCCCCGCTGCGGACCTGTACGTCCACCGCGACGGGGGCTGCCCATACGGCCATGTTGACGCCGGTTTGCACTTCGGTGTCGGACACCACAGTCGTCGGCTCATCGAAGCCGTTGAACACGATCACCGACTCCTCATCGAACCCCGTGCCCAGGACCGAGATCGTGAAGTCGGGATCCCCCAACGTCGCCGAGTTGGGCACGAGGGAGTCCACGGTCGGCGGCGGGGCTTCCTCGCCCGGGGGTGTGTAGATCGGGTTCTCTTCCGGGTACGGCTTACTGGGATCGGGCCGCGCAATCGGGACGCTCGGATCCACCACGCTTCGGGGATCGGACGCCTCGTAGACGGTCGGCCCCTCGGGAGTGGCAGTGTGCGTCCGACGCTTGGGCTGTCGTCTGATGGTCACGAACCTCTCCTACACGCTCGCGGTGAGCTTGCGGACTTCCTGTTGATCCACTACCTCGCGCAACATCGTCGCGAAGGAGGGGAAGTTTTGTTTCTGATCGTCGTCGGCGCAGGGGAACGCAATCGTGAGCCGCTCGACGGTCTTGCCATCGACGCGCATCCGGGGGATCACATGGAACGGGATGACGAGCCCATCGGCTTTCGTGATCTCGTAGCTCCCCGGTTCCAGCTTGTTCAGCAGTTCGATCTCCTGCCGCATGAGCGTCTGGCGTTCCAGCGGGTAGGGCCCGAGGAACATATCGCACACGAGTTGCGGACGCGGGTGATCGCGCTCGCCCCGAGGGTTGTAGACCGAGAAGTCGGGATGCGTGTCGTTCTCGGGACGCAGTTGCTTCCGCATCGCGAGCGCATGAATCTCGGCTTCCGCCTGGACCCGATCGGTCTGCCCGCCCCGGATCGCTTCGACCAGCCGATCGAATTGATCGCCCGTGAACGCGACGTTCGTGCTGCGAGCCGGGGGCTCGGGTTGGTCGTTCCCCTCGGGATCAAACGGCACATCGACAGACATCAGGACTCCTCCTCAGAACGCCCCGACGCCCCACAGGCGCGAGACAAACACGCGGAAATCTTTCGGCGCGGCAAGGGCCGCATCCCCGATCCAGATCGTGCCCAGTTCCATCAGATCGGCAAACGCGGTCTTGAGGTCCGCGACTTCCGCGTCGGTGTAGCCTAGGGCGATGAGATCCGCATTGGGGGTTGCCGCGAGGAACTGCTGGAGCGTCAGCACGTCGCCGAAGCTGCGCTGAAACTGCCGCGCAATGTCTCCGGCGCGGATATCGATCTCGTCTTTCGTGATCGCGAGCCCGACACTCATCAGGTCTCCTTCACCAGCGGCAGCGGCTTCGCCTTCGTGATCTTCCCCGGCTTGCGGGTCTGCTCGATCGGTTTACCGTTGAGCACGTCGAGCATCGCTTGATACTTCGTAGTTGCCATGACGTGCCTCACGAAAAACCCTGACGGGAGCTAGGGTGAGCAACCCGCCCCCGCCAGGGATCGCCTTTTAGTTGATCGCGGTGATCACGCCCAGGCGACGAGGGTTGTTGGAGTAGAGGTTGCAGATCGTCATCACCTTAAAGATGTCGGCGGTCTGGTTCGCAGGATCGACGCTCGGGAAGCCCTTCATCCAGTAGCCGGACTGGTAGGCGAGCTTCAGGTTGGTGGTCTGGAGCATGTAGAGGGCCCCCGCCGTACACGCCACGTCGTACGAGATCGGGATGTCCTTGAACATCAGGGCATCCGACTGGAAGCCCGTGAGCCCCTTGTCGCCCTTCGATTCCCGGTTGTACCGCTCGTTCTTGGTGAGGAGCGACTCAAAGCCCTCAAACACCGCCATGTCGGTCACGGCGAAGCCGGGGTGCGCTCCGGTGACGCCGTTGCTGCACAGGTTGTACATGTGCCGCATCGCCGCCTGGAGGTTGTCGAACGCGGTCGTGGTCTTGGTCCCGACGCTCTGCTGGTTGCGCCAGAACGAGAAGGCCGACCGGCTGATCCCGCCGACCGTGCCGGTCGCCGGAGTGGACGACACGAGGTACCCGAGCCCGCCCATCACCTTGCCGCCCGTGCCGGTACCGTCGCCAAACATGTCCGTGTTGAGGACACGCTTGAACGTGTTGCGGAGGTTTTCGAGTTTCGCGGCCAGCAGATCGAACTTGCGGCCCGAGCCCTGGTTCTTGGCGCGTTCCAGTTCCGACATGACCACCGTGCCCGCGTACTCCTTCCAGCCGAAGGAGAACTCATCGAACACATCCACGCGGGTCGTGTCGAGCAGATCGAGATCGGTGTACGCCTTGACGGTCGTGTTGACGGCGTACTCGATCGAGCCGTTGATGGAGCGCCCGCCATCGATCGACTTGAACCCGCCGCCCTCCTGCATCCGGTTCAGGAGCCAGTAGTCGTTGTGGATGTTGTCCTCGGGCTTGGTCCCGACGACGTTCTCCCACGCTTGCGCGATTGTCTGTCCTACGTTGGGATCGGCCATGGTGAATCCTCCCGGCTCGCGGACCCGTTACCGTCGTCCGACCGCATCAGCGGCCTTGAGGGCTTCCTCAAACGACTTCGGGCGCGAGGCCACGGCGACGGCCCCGGTCGAGGGGTTCCGTGCGGACGCGGCAGCTTTCTGGTTAAGGGAGGACAGCAGTTCGCTTTTCGCATTCGATGAGAGGGACGGCAACACCTTGGTCGCGAGCACCTTGATGTACGCATCGCGGATCGCTTGCCCGACGAGGTGATCGGGCATCGGCGGCATCATGCGAAAGACCTTTTCGATCTCCGCTTTCTGCTCCGTGAAGTACGGCAACTGCGTCATCTCGCGAAGGGTCGAGGACGCAAACTCATTCGCGGCTTGGGTCGCCGCGATGATCGTGTCGCGCTCCTGGCGGGACTGCATGTCCTGCTGGAGGGGCTGCAACTCTTGCCGGACCTGGGTGAGCAATTGATTGCTCAACCAGCGATCGCGCTCGGCCAGCTTTTGCGCGGAGTACCAGGAGTAGCCGTCCACCACGATGTCGGGCTGGGGTTCCTGGGCTTGTGCGGGCTGGGCGTGGCCGTTGCCGCCATTCGGCTTACTCGCCAGGAGTTTGGCGACATGGGACCGAAGGACGGGGGCGTACTCCGGGCTCCCGGTCAGATCATCGAGTGCCCCGAGGACAAACGAGACCGGATCTTGAGCCCACTGCCGTGCGAGGTTCGTGATCGCCTGAAAGTGCTCAGGGCCGACCGACAGGGCCCAGCCGTACTGCTGCTGGACGGCCTGTTGCGCCTCGTCACGGGCGCGGGTGCGGGTGTTTTCGAGGATCGCCTTGTGGCGGTCCACGGGGATAGGCCCATTGGCCGGATCCCACTCGTCTGGCGTCGTCGGTTGCGGAACAGCACTGCCGTCACCTGGAGCCGGTTGTGTCGCCACCGTCGCGGGCGCACCAGGGTTAGGAACGGACGTGGAAGCGGGGGACGGGTCCGCTGTCGCTGAGGAAGGCACAGACGGCGCGGCAGAGTCAGTACTCCCCGTTCCGGCTGCGGCCCCTTCCAAAGCCTGCCCGAAAGTCGGGCGGGTGTCGTCTGGCATGGTCGAGACGATGCTGATGTGTAGAGAGGTCCGTCAAGGGACTCCTCAACGACAGCGGATCTACAACAGATTCTTGTAGCGCCTCGTCATGCAGCCGCACTCAACGACAAGCTCGGGATCGGTCTCGTTGTTCGCCGCACGGACGCCATCGGGGATCCCCCGGGCGTGGCAGCGGAGGCAGTAGAGGGACAGACCTAGGCGACGGAGGACGGGCTCGATCGCCATCAGGAGTTGGATCTCCTTCCGGGTCATCTCCATCCGCTCGATCTCAGTCGGCATGAGGCTCCCCATCTGGCGGTACCTTGAATCCGTCGAGCCGCTCGGTGATCGACATCTCCAGGCTGTCGAGTTCGGCGTCGGGATCCGGGGGCAGCGTCTTGGCCGCACGGCTCACGAGTTCGATCGCGTTCCTGAGCGACTCAGGACTGATCGTGTCCCAGTTCGACGTGAGCCTCGATCCGTCCCGATGACGCACTGCATCGACCAGCCCGCGCTCTTTCATGATCCGCTGGCGTTCGGTCTCGGAGTACACGCGCACCGGCTCGGGCCCGAGGTTTTCAATCAACTGCCCACCGGGGATCGAGTCGGAGATCACGGTGACGCGTCCAGGCCCGTGCGGGCAAAACGGCCAGTCGCCCACTTCCAACAGCAACCCACAGCAGTCGCAGACCGTCAGTCGCATCAGGTACACTCGATCGAAGAGGAGGGTCCGTCAGCCGCTTACGTCACCGGGGCAGCGACGTTTCCCAACAGCAGTCACGGGCCCGCCCTCACTTGCCCCCCGATAACTCAACGCCCCGAATCTCCCCCGTTCGGGACCAGACGGGTTTCCACGAATCCCAGCCGGGAGCCACCCTTCTGCGATTCGATGGGAGCCGTCAGAACCGCACGCGCACGGTCACTTGTCGGCCATCCGCGTTGACGGCCACACGTTCCCCGCCGTAGATCATCAACCCGACGCCGACGCCGACTGTGGCGACTCCAGCGGCGAGCAAATTGTGCGACACCTGACACGGCGCAATCGCCAGCCGCGTGAGGATCGGATCGGTGCCGCACGGAGCCGTGGGATAGCCGACGATCGCCGATTCCTGCGCCCACGTCATCGAGCCAATCGCAAACGCGGCCCCGGCCCCGACCAACGCGGCTCCGGTCCAGAACAGCGGCTTGGAGCGCATCTCGTAGTGGATCACCGGCACGATCACAGGCGGCGTACACGGCGCGGGCGCAGGAGCCGCAAAAGGACACGGCGGCAGGGGCCCGTCGCACGGCACCATCTGCGTACAGGTGCGCTCGTGCAGGTACGTCGGGGTCACCACTTGCTCGGGGACCGATTGCGCCAGCACGGGGACTGCGAGACTCCAGAGGGCGAGTACGAGAAGGCTACGCATACGGGCTCCCTACGGGGTGAGATCGACCGTGCCGCTGGCGTCGGCCACATTGGTCGATCCGAGAAAGTTGTTGCTCGCCTCGCGAAAGAGTTGGCCGTCCACGAAAATCTGCGCGGTGATGGTCCCGCTGAAGGACGACTGCGCCTTCAGGAACACAAACAGCGTGGTGTGCGTGGTGCGGAAGGACGAGACCCACGGGACGCTCGTTTCCGTCATCGTGGTGCCGTCCTGCGCCGAGCCGTACGTGATGTCGGCCAGCGGGACGGTCCCGAGCACCCGGAACTCGATCGTGTGCGTGACCGGAACCGGCGTCGGCGCGGGCGTGTCGCTGGTGTCCTGGGGGACGACGTAGTTTTTGGTACACGCGGCCGTCAGGACGAGGGCCGCGAGCCCGAGCCATCGAAGTGGAGGGATCAGCATGGTCAGGCCCCTAGCAGCTTGTGTACCGTGTCACGCGTTCGGATCGGCGGCGAACGGACTTCCACCCCCAGGCAACTGCCCTGAGCGATCGGCCGCGTGCTTGGAGATGGGCTCGGTCTGTTCCGCCGCGCCTGGGTGCTCGGTGTCGCCCGGGCGTACCGAGTCTTTTGGCGGAGTGATGTCGTCAGGGAGCGATCCCATCGCTGTCGCTCGCCCCGCGAGGAGTACGGCGTTTTGCATCGTCTCCTGGCTGATCTGGTACCCCGACTGCTGGAGGATCTCGACGGCGAACGGGAATTGCGGAAGCCGAGGATCGAGATCCTGCGCCTGGATGCGGACCTGGACGTTGGGCTTGGGCGGGCCCTGCGGCGGCGGAGGCGCGACGAGCTTGTCGGGGTTGTAGCCCCACTTGGTCGCCAGCCGTCGAGCGAGTTCCATGCGGTTGATAAAGGGATCCCGAGCGGTGAGGTTGTAGAACGCGAGATCCTGTTGCCGGTCCTGCGCGGCATCGACGTGGACTTGGGAATCGGGGCGGATGGTGTACGCGAACCGGCCCGCGATCGTTTCCTTGTTCCACGAGACCCACAGTTTCGTGCCGTCGTCGCCCAGGATGTGCGTGGTCTGCTGGCGATCCGAGAAGCGTTGGATCAGGGCATCGAGCTTGCGAACCCCCGCGACGAAAAACTCGACCACCTTGGCCTGTTCCCCCGCGAGGCGCGTATCGACGGAGGACTGCATCGTCGCCACTTCGGTCGCGGTCCGCCGGGACTGATTCTGTGCGCCGGACTGATTGGGCCCCAGCGCGAGGGTGCGATCGATGTCGCGCTCGATGATCTCCTGGCCCGCGTAGGTCTCCTGGGAGAGGTTCGGTTTATTCCCCTGGAGCACCGGAGGCCGAGCGGCATCGAGTCGCCCGCCCTCGACGGGGATCATCGGGCCGTACTTGCCGTTGGTGATCCGCTCGATCTTCTCGGGCGGGAGGATGTCCTCATCGTAGAAGGTGTACGGGATCGAGGCGTCTCGCGACTTCAGCACCTGCCCTCGGTACTGATTGAGTTCGTCGGTGAGCGGGCGCGTCATCGCCGAGTCGGACGGGACGTGGTTGTCGTCCGGCACGTCGCGAAGCATGAGGACGTGGACGGGGTACCCCGGCATCGAGTCGCCCGTCAGACGCCCCTCCCGATCGAGGGACTGGTACGGGCAGTAGCGGTGCCGGACCTCGGCGTCGAGCCCCTGGAGAAACACGCACTCAACGACTCGCTTTGGGTGAAACGCGGTCGGGTTGAGCGTGGGCTCGTAGTAGTACATCTGGATCCCCGAGACAAAGGGATCGTAGGTCTGCCCTGCGCCGACACCCCCGACTGTGTTGCGCTCGTCGCGCCGGATCGGGTTCGGGTCGTCCTTGGTCGCGCCTTTGTAATCGACCGGGATGCCCTCGCCGTACTCGCGACGAGCGGCCGAGAGCGGGATCTTGAACTTCACCGCGATCCACGGGGCTTTGTCGAAATCGGTCGATCGGAAGTCAGCCGGGATCATCAGCGACTTGGGCGACAGGCGGGACCAGAAGTACTCCTCGTACACCGGCACTTTCACGGTGATCGGAGCGCCCGTCATCGGGTCCGGCGTCTGCACGTCCTTGGTGTACGCGGTGTACCCGAGGTGCGTGACGCCCCAGCCAGCCGGGACGAGCACGTCGAGGATCGCCGCCTGGATGGTGCGTTTCGCGTTCACCCCGTCTGGCGAGAGCAGTTGATTGAGCACGGTCTGGTGCAGCGAGATCGCCGCCGAGAGTCGTTGCTCCTGGGTTGCGCCAGTCGGCAGCGGAACCGAGGACAAGACGAGATCCGAGAGTGGCTCGGTCGGGGTGAGTTGCACCTGCGCGGTGTCAAACCAGAGTTGCGCCTTTTTCTGCTCGGCCTGACGGAAATCGACGTTGGTGTTGACTTCGTAATCCTCGCGGTCTTTCGCGAGCGTCTCAGGCGGGGGCGCGTAGGCGTCGAGGTTCTTTTTCCACAACGGCGCGTACCGATCCGTCTCCTGATCGGACGCGGTGAACCAGGACTTGATCGCCCCGCGCTGATCCTCGGTGAGAGGCGGCAGGGTGAGCGATTCGGGATCGGGCGCTGGAGCGGCGACGGGCCCTGCGCCTCCCATAGGTGGAAGCGCAGGAACACCCATGGCAGACGGTTCCGTCGCCGCCCCACCTGGAGGCGGCATCGGCGGTGCGAGCGTCGGTGGGTACATCAGCGTTTCGCCGGACTTCGCCGCCAGTACCGCGAGCCGGGATGGCGATCGCCTTTGGTGCGAAGGTAGCCGATGGTGTCGGGGGCGAAGGTTGATTGCAAGGGAGTCCTCGCCGGAGTCGGCCGACTCATCACGCCATAGCGCAAGGCGTCAGCCGCGTGATCGTCGCCCTCGGTGTTCACGTCCTCGGGGTCTTTCGCGTCACTGATGAGGCCAGGAAGGGTGCGCCGGAGGTACCGACAGGACGGGTCGATCGTCAGCCAGGGCCGACCGTCAGGGGCTTTCGAGAACCAGTGTCGAAGCCGTTGCCACCCGAGATTGCGAGCGTTGTCTCCCGGCTGGCAGGGGACGTGCGCTCGGGCAAAGGTCTCGGCGACGGATTCCCCGACGTGCCCCGTTTTCGAGAAGGTCGAGGGGTCCATCGTGGTGTAGATCGCTTTCCAGCCGTGATCTTTGGTCTCGCGATCGACGTGTTCGGCGACATCCGCCGCGAGGGTCTGTTGAAAGCGGTACTCGTGCGCGACGTGGACGTGGCCGTCAGGGAGAATCGCGAGCCAGAGACAGCACCCGGGCGCGTTGTACCCCCAATCGAGGGCTCTCAGGATGCGCGTATCGCGAGGGATGTCGATCCGCTCGATGTGGCCTCCGTTTGACACGTCGCGATCGGAGAACTCCGGGAAAAACTGCCCCGTGATCGCGGACCAGTCCCCGTTGAGGAGTTGATCGCGGCGTTGGGGCGGGAGCGGCCCGAGTCGTTTTTCGTAGGTCCGAAAGGTGCCATCGGGATCCATCAGGTACGGGTTGTCGTACAGCCGCGCCGGGATGTAGATGAAATCGTCGGGGTCGTAAAAGGGATCATCGTCCCGCGAGATCGTTTTCGTGATCCAGCGATCAACGACGTACAGCGTGTGTGCCCCGCCCGGGTTGGAGGTACAGCGGACGAGTGCCGTGACTCCCTCCTTAGAGCTACGCGCACGAGACATGATCTCGTTGGCCTGGGACTGCTCCAGGGTCGCGAGTTCGTCAATATCGATGCAGTCATATTCGATCGAGAGGAAGCGGAGTTCGTCACCCGGGTGTTGGCAGTGCCCGCCTCGGATCAGGGAACCGTTGGGAAAGCGGATCTCGTTTTCGACCACGCGCCCGCCAAACGGGGTGACTTCGGTGCGGGCGAGATCGAGGTGGTGCTCGAAAAGCTCAGTGGCGAGTCGCCGCATGAGGAGCACGCGGTACCCGGGCAGCGTGAGGCAGCGTTTGTACGCATCCCAGCGTAGACCCGTCGATTTCGAGCCTCCAGCGGCCCCGCCCCACAGGACGTTCGGGGTCGTCGCGTTGTGGAGGAGCACCTGTTTGGGGGTGGGCAGGTACAACCACCGCGTCGGCCCATCGGTGACCTTCCCGCGCTTATCGACGGCGGGGATCCCGACGCCGTACGTCTCCCGATCGCGGCGGTACTGCGCGATCTGTGCCGGGGTCCAGTGCGAGAGCGTGAGCCAGTGCGTCCAGTGCGCCCACGTCCAGCGCGAAACGTGCGGCCACGCCTGGGTACCATCAAGCGGGGGGAAGTACGTGACGCCAGGAACGAGATCCCCAGCGGAGACGGCAGCTTTGAGCGGCGAAGAGGAACGCATCGGCGCTCCCCTCCGCAGGATGTGTACCTAGTTCGGGATGACGTTGGCCTCGCCCTGGATCGACTGGAGTTGCTCGACCGAGTTCCAGCACCCCGCCGCGTACAAGATCACCATCGAGACTTCCTCGTCGCTGTTGACGCGGGTGATCATCAGGGACTGGTGCTCATCGATCGAGCACATGGCGTTGTGGAAGGTACGCGGGGTACCGTCTCCGAGGACGACGACAAGGGTGGAGCCGGGAAAGCGATCGATGCGGCGGATCTTCGGTTCAGATTGCTTTCGGGGTTTCGCTGATGGCATGGTGATCTCCTCGGGGCGCGGGTGTTTCTTACCCTTTCCTCGCTCGCGCCTCGGGAGACAAGGCACGGTGCGTACCAGTGATTGCCGGTACGCACCGTGCGCTCGGGGCTTACTCCTCGTCCTCCCTGGATCGGCCGATCAGCGGCTCCTCATCCACGAACGTCACCTTGCCCCACGTCCCGGGCGCGTAGATTTCCGAGATGCGCCCTCGGTAGAAGAGCATCAACGCCGCGCCGGGGGTGACCGTGAACGAGGTGATCACCAGCGGCTCGGTGTGCCACGCACTCGGGATGTCGGCTTGGTCGGCAGGACGGCAGAGGAGGAGGATGTTCTTGGCGGTGGCGGGTGGTTTTTTTGGGCTCACGAGAGACCTCCTTGGTCGGGTCCGCCCGTGTGCAGGGTGAGTGCCAGTTGGCATGGCGGTACTACATGCTTCTTGTATCAACTAGTGCCTAAATGTACGTACCTTTATTAGGTATAGCAAACCATGGTCGAGCCGTATACGTTTTCGCGTGTACGACGGTGTTTGTGAGGGTGCGCCGGTACTAGTAAGAATTAGTAGTAAGGCGGATCGTCGTTTTCTCGCATTTTTCCGTATGCACCTCAGCCATACGGAATCCTTTCTGAAAATTGATCGCCCTTTGGAGTCCCAGGCATTTTGTGGGGTGAGTACTTTGTCGCCGCCAGGAGCCTGGGGGGAGGGTGCCCCGGCTCGGCGAGGCGAAGCTCAAATGTCGGTTCGCTCGCCCTTGGGCGACTCGACGCGGGCGCGGGCTCGGCTGGCGCGGGCTCGCAGTACTCGGGATACTTTGTAGTATTCCCCTAACCTATTGTAAACACTACACTTGCGAGCACACCTCAAGCGAGGTGCGACACCTATTGCACGCGTGCAGGTGTGCGATCGACGTGTGCGATCGGCGATCGGGCGAGTTATTCCCCGCGATCGGGCTCATTTCCGGCCGGAGCGGGCTCGGGCTCGGCGAGGTTTACGGGCTCGGCGAGGTTCTCGCCGTCGATCGCACGTTCGGCCGTACGTGGTACCTCGCCGACGAGCACGGTACTTCCGGGCATTCCGGGCAGGGGAGAGTTAATGATCACGACGGCTGGACCATTGCCACGGGACGTATCCGGGAGAGGTTCAATGGAGCCCGCATGGAGCAACCAATCGCGTGCGGGCCGATGGTCACCTTTCGTACCGGCGATCTTGCTCGCACGGATCCAATCCTTCAGGACAGGTGCAGCGTATGCGGCCATAAGATCGGCCGCGTTTTTCCCCGCTGCGATTACTGCTAACCTCGCCGTTTCAATGTTGACTCCGCAGTACTCCGCCAGTTTGCCGTGACTCCAATCAGGATGTAGGCGATGCGTTTCGAGTAAGTAGTAACGATCGGCCAAAGTTAGACGTTTCCCCGGACCACGGCGAGCCCGAGCCCGTACTACCTCGGGTTTGGTACGCTTCGGGTGTCGGTTTTCCGACATGGCAAGATCCTCCCCGATTACAGTGATATTTCTGTCTATTTCCTACAATTCCTGTTACTCTAGACGTTCGGCCAATACCGGCCGATCGTCCGGAGGTTCTAGCAGGTGCCGTACCACGTCCACAGTAGAGAATCGGAGCCCGACACCGGGCGAGAGTACGCGACGGCGAGCGAGGCAGGACAGAGTAAGCAACCCGGGGAAATTGTCACCTTCCGGGCGAGTACGGGCGAGATCGCTGCATGGCGCAACCGAGAATATTGCCGGGTACACAATGGCGAGTACGTGGCACCTCCCTTCCTGCACGGGTTGCTGACCGATCTGTTCCCCGATCATTACCTGCACCTCTCACTGACGAGCCCGGGGAAACTCGCCTACACAAAGTCAGTACAGCACGGCATTGAAGATCGCCAGACGATCGTGCGGCCGGGGAAGTACTTACAGGAGTACTACCCGAACCTCTCGCCCGAACGCATCGCACAGTACGCCGGAATGGTATCGGCTGAATCAAGCACGCTAGCGATCGCCCGTACGCCAGACGAGATCGAACGCGTGTACACGGCGAGTCACGGATCCTGCATGTATATCGGCAAGTCACACCTCCGGAACCTCCCCGAGCAACCCGTACGGGCGTACGGCAATAGCGATCTCGCCGTGGCGTACACGGGCCCGATCGCCGACTGTACGTCGCGGTGTGTCATTTGGCCGAATGAACTTATCTACAATCGGGTGTACGGGCACACCTCATTGTTAGAAGCATTGCTCAAGACACACGGGTACAAGCGAGGATCGATCGAAGGTGCACGGATCCGGGCGATCGCACACGGCGACGGATGGATCGTGCCGTACATCGACGGGGTAAACGGGGGAAACCTCGACGGCGAGAATGACGAATGGATCACGCTAGCGAGCGGCGGATCGATCGACGTACAGAATACCTCCGGCGTGGCAGTAGACACCGAACGCGATCGATCGACGTGTGATCACTGTGGCGATCCGTGCGATGCAGACGAGTCACTTTGTCAGTACTGCCAAGAGAACACGTTTACGTGCGAAGGTTGCGACAATCGATTTCCGGACGATCAGTACAATTCGGCAAACGATTCCGGGTACTGCGATCGATGCTATCAAGACAATTTCTCGCACTGCTACCACTGTAACGAGACGGTAGATAACGATAACGTGACAAGCGTAAACGATCGAGACTACTGCGAAGGTTGCTACGGCGATCTGTTTACGGGTTGCGACAAATGCGGGGAATCGGTCCCGTGTGATGACGTGCGATCGTCTGACGTGTCTAGTGAGACGTACTGTACCGAATGCTGGGGAGATCACGATCGTACGTGTGCGATGCTGGATTGCGAGACGGAATGGAATGAACTAAACGCGTTCGGGTACGCTGAGCGGAATGCCCGGAAGCAATCGAAAACGGACGATCTTTGTGCGACGTGTGCGGAGAGGTTCTGTCACACGTGCGAAGAAACTCACGATCCGGATTCCTGCCCAGTAATCGCCGAAGCGGAATCAGACGGTTTCGGCGTGGCGTGCTACGATCCTACGGGTACGCCGTGGCAGTACGGGTTGCCTCTCGGGGAGTTACTCCCCGTGGCATCGCAGACGAGCCCGAGCCCGAGCCCGGATCCGAGCCCGAGCCCGGAGTACGTGCCGAACTACCGATCGGCGTGGTACGGTGGCATCTCTGACCGTTTCGCGTACCAATCGCCGTTGCGGATCCTGTTTTCCGACTATCCCGGAGCCTATACGATTTTGGATACCAACTTGCCTCCGATCATGGATATGGAATAAGGCAACCCGAACGCTAGCGATCGCCGTAGGCGAGACGCGTACCCTGCCCGGGTACCTGTCTCGCCTATCGGCATGTACGGCCGTACCTCTCGCCCGTCTCGCCCGTCTCGCCCGTCTCGCCGTACCTCTCGCACACCTCGCCGGATAGGCTCGCCGTCTCATCTCGCCGGAGGTGTGCTCAGAACCTCCCCGGGCACCTCCCCGGGCTCGTCTCGTCCCGTCTCGCCGTTTCCCCTGCTAGGCTCGCCGTCGATCGTGTGCGAGCCCGTCTCGCCGATTGGAGTACTCCCCGTGATCACGGATCGATCGTCTCGTCTCGCCCGTCTCGTCCTGCTACACACGTACGCTCGCCCGATGGCATCCCCGTCTGAGCGGAAGTTCATCGATCGCTTCATTCGGCCCACGGGCGCAAAACCCGATCGCCACGGAAACTGGATCGCGACGATCGGCGCGAAGCCTCGGGTCTTGTGGAGTTGCCACACCGATACCGTCCATCGCCGATCGGGACGGCAACACGTTCTCGTACGCGACGATCGGTGGCTCCACCTTCCGGCCGGGAGTCGGTCAAATTGTCTCGGGGCCGACGATACCGCTGGGATTTTCATTCTCCTGGAGATGATGCAGCGAGGGATCGAAGGACGGTACGTCTTTCACTACGGCGAGGAACGCGGCGCGATCGGGAGTTCCGCCCTGGTCGAGGAGTACCCCGAGTGGTTGCCCGAGATCGATCTGGCGATCGCCCTGGATCGCCGGGGGACCACGGACGTGATCACGCATCAAGGCGGACGTACGGCATCCGACGCGTTCGCCCTGGAGTTGGCTACGACGATCGGCATGGGGTACGAACCCAGCGATCGCGGGATCTTCACCGACACCGAACGGTACGCGGGCGTGGTGCCCGAGTGTACCAACCTCTCAGTAGGGTACGAACACGCCCACTCGCCCGACGAGATCCTCGACGCGGACCACGTATTCGCCCTGAGCGATCGGTTGTGCGAGGTCGGATCCCTGATCGCGACGATCGGCGCAACCCGCGATCCGCTCGCACCGGACCATGACGAGTTCTCGTGGCTCGATCGGTACGAGGACTTCCCCAGCGATGCCGTCCGCGACGATCAGCGGAGCCCCTACCTGGATGCCGACTTCGATGCGGTGACCCAGTACGACCAGCGCAATCTGTGGGACCAGGAGCCCGCCCGAGACCGCGAGGATCGACTCCAGCGCGAGCTTGAGGCGTGGTTTCGTGACATCGCGGCCAGATCACGTTATAGTAAGTAACAGAAAGGGACCACAAATGGCGAGACCGCTACGCTTCAAGAACGGGGTGGTGCAATTCATGGTGCGCCTCCCCACGGAAGTCCGCGACGAATTGCAGGCGATTAGTGCCCGGGATGGGATCCCCGTGGCCGAACAGATTCGGCGGGCCGTGTCGGTGTGGGTGCAGGAACACCCGAAGCCCCGCGTGCGAAAACGGCCGGGGGTGTCGCTACATCCGGCCGACGCCACCGACGAGTAAGTGTCAGGCGAGCGAGCCCCGAGCGTCTATCAGGAGGAACCAGTCACATGCCGCAGTACTACAGCGACCCGAGCCGAGAAGCCGACCCCCACGCCTTGCCCGACCTGGAGGTGTTCGCTATCACGGATGCCGATCGAGTGAGTGATCTCACGGGCCCGACCGACGAAAACGAGACCGAGTACGCCCCAGGGTGGTACTACTGGTACGCGATGCCAGGGTGTTTGCCAGACAGCGATCCGATCGGGCCGTTTCCGAGCGAAGCCGACGCCTTGATCGCGGCACGCGCCGACGCAGGGGACCAGTCATGATCATTTGTTTGCAGTGCGCGATGGAAGCGATGGTGCGCGACGATCGGCGCTACCAGGGCGAGCCCGACGCGACGATCGAGGGCCACATGCAGCGAGTACATCCGGACCTCGCCGTGACCCGCGCTCGACGGTTGGAGTTGGAAGCGATCTTGACGGCGCGGCTCGCCTCCGGGCACGCGTTGATGGATCCCGAGAATTCGTAGATCGATTCGCCCGTTCAGGAGCGGGCATCCCATGACCAGTCACACGAAACGCTACAGTCTCCTCTCCGCGAAGTTTCCCACGGGCAACATGAACGGCTGGCAGGAGCGCCACACGCTCGCGGTACGAGCCCCTGCGGGCCCGGAGGGGCCGATCGTCGGGCTCCTCGACGCGTGGTGTCAGTACGCCAATCACCACGCGACCCGGTACGACGCGGGCATCGGCGCGGATTACGTCCTGGGGCCCGGATGGGTCCAGATCGGGCTCGGCATTCGGACGTTGCTCAATGGCGAGAGTGGACGCCTCGACTGCGGGATCCTCGACGGGTTCATCCTCGACACGTTGAAGGCGGAGGGGTACGACGAGAACGGAGATCGACTGTGAAGCCGGGGCCCCTCTCACGGCAAGCGAAGTTAGGGTACGTGCGCGATCTCGATCGACTCCGCGAGTTCGTACACGAGTACCCGATGCTCGTCACATTCGATTTTGAGAAGCGACAATTCTGCGTCAGTGATGTCGGCGAACCCGAGCATGTGATCGCTCGTGGACGATTCCAAGTGGTGTCTGCGTGGTTGAGCGGCTACAAGCTCGGATACGCGCACGGACGCCGACACGGGACTCGTCCCGAGTGGAGTAAGCCATGAGCGATCCACACACGATCCACGCGACCGACTTCACGATCGCGAATCACGGGACGCTGCTGATCCTGACCCCGTGTACTGAGCCCGCGCACGCATGGGTAGCGGCACACCTCCCGCACGATCGTCTGACCTGGGGACGGTACGGCGTCGTGATCGAGCCCCGGTACGTGTGGCAGATTGTCGAGGGGTTCCGCGAGGCAGGACTGACGGTGGCGATGAGTACCTGATCGCGACGATCGGCAAAGCAGTTTTCCACAGTTGATCCACAGATCGAGGCGGGTTGCCCTCCAGGTGCCCGCCTCGATGCACGTACGGGCAGTACTCACTTTCTATTAGATCGGAACCCCGTACGGGCCAACCCCTAAAAAAGTGAAACCTCAACCAGAGTTTGTTCTTGAATCAGACAGCGGGCGGGATCTACAGTGCGGGACTTCATCGGGATCGTCGGCACGCGATACACACGCGACGATCGACAAAAAAACGGGGCGCGGGAGACTCAGGAGAATCCTCCGCACCCCTGGCCCGCTCGCCTCGGTGGTAGCCGGGGATCAAGCGGGTTCTCGTCGGCGTCGTCGCTCGTCGCTCGTCGCCAGTCACATCGGCACGTCGCGTCGTCGCTTCACGTTCGTCGGGAACCCGCCCCCTCGCTCTACCTTCCGAAGGCCAGTCCACGCGATCACGCAAGCGAGGCAGCGATGCCAGTCGTCCCGGCCCTATCTTGTACACACGGCACGCGAGGGAGTCAACGGGGAAGGTTTCCCGGATGAACCCTCGCGACGATCGGCCTCGCGTACTAATCCGCGTGATCATCTCCCCACACGCGCAACGCGGCGAACGGCTCGCGGTGTACGTCGATGCTCGGACAGTCGGCAATCCGAGTGTCCTGGTGTACTCGCTGACCCACGATCACTGGCGCGTCGAGCCCCATCGGCAGTTGATGTGGCGATCGCGGCGCGGCACACCGACCGAGCGAGCGGAGGCGCACGAGACGCTCGTGCAGATCGGCGAGCACGTCCGGATCTTGCAGAGTGCGCCTCGGGCGATCGACGCGACGATCGACGGAGCAGACGAGTCGCCTGCTGACGACTCGGACGACTAGCAAACACGGTACGCAACCTGCTCGTGGGGAAGCGTCCCCGGGACGGTGAGAGCGCGACTGGCCGGTTGCTGAAGTGACTGGCAGTGACCCCCACGATCACCGCGCACCGTCCCTCGGGGACATAGCAGAAAGGAACCAGTCATGGACGGATTCACGC